TGGCTGGGCTTTGATCCTGTAGGCGTTATTGACAGCACACCTCACAAGTATGTTGAATTTGTGCGTTGCAATCCAAATAAAAAAAATGTTTACGATGGCACATTACGGCCCGTAATGCACTGAAAGGCCCGAAAGGACACCCTTGTTGATGTGGCGGAATGGACACCCGTAGGAACTGTAACTTCAAATCAGGAACTGAAAAATGGCTAATACTATCGATCAAGCCTTTATCAAGCAGTTTGAAACCGAAGTTCACATGGCGTATCAGCGTATGGGTTCTAAGCTACGGAATACCGTTCGTACTTCAAATGTGACAGGTTCAGTTGCTCGTTTCCAAGTAATTGGAAAAGGCATAGCAAATACTAAATCCCGCAACGGTAATGTAACTCCAATGGAGTTGGCGCATACAAATGTTGAAGCTACTATGGCTGACTACTATGCACCTGAGTACATTGACAAGCTGGACGAGTTGAAGATCAACATCAACGAGCGTCAAGCTGTTGCGCAATCCGCTGCTGCTGCTCTTGGTCGTAAGACTGACGAGATTCTTACAACAGCAATGGATGCTGGTGCAAACTCATCACAAATCCACGACACTGGTTCTGCGCTTGAAAAAGCAGACTTGCTGTCTTTGTTTGAAACATTCGGTAATGCTGACATCCCAGAAGACGGACAGCGTTATCTTGCAATGTCTCCAGCAGGATTTGCTGACTTGTTTGCAATCAATGAGTTCGCAAGCTCTGACTATGTTGGACCACAGAACCTGCCATACGCAGGTGGTATGACAATGAAAGAGTTCTTGGGCTTTAAAATCTTCTCTACATCGGCAGTCGCTGGTGGCAAAAACTTTGCTTACCATACAACTGCTGTTGGCCTTGGCATCAATGCTGATGTTCAAACTGAGGTCAACTACGTTGCAGAGAAAGTTTCACACCTTGCAACATCAATGATGTCCATGGGTGCTGTCGTTATTGATGACGATGGTGTCTATGAAGTCCTTGATAACAACTAAGGAGATAGATCATGGCTTATGCAGCAAGTGGACTAACTCGCGTTGGTGGTGATTCAAACGGAAGTCTGTGGATGTACACAACTACTGATCCAATCGCAGACATCAACACAACTGGTTATTTCAACAACGCAGCAGACATGCTGTCAGTTCGCGATCTAATCATTGTGCGTGACACGAATGTTCCAACCACTAACTTTTGCACCGTTCTTTCGAACACTGGAACTGTTGTAGACGTATCTGATGGTACGGCTGTTGCAGAAACAGATGGTGACTAATAAAGGGATGGGGGCTTCGGCCCCCAAACTACTATGCCTGATGTAGCAAACACACCGATAAAAATATGCTCTCGCGCATCTCTCTTGATTGGAGGTGACGCGATTCAGTCTTTTGAGGATGGCACTGCTGAAGCGACAGTAAGCTCTGCTATGTATGAAGACATGGCACGCTCTGCATTGACCAACTCTCGTTGGCGCTTTGCAACAGATCAGGCGATTTTAAACAGATTGGCTGATGCTCCAACTGGACGCTTTGATGCTGCGTATCAGCTACCTTCTGAGTTTATTATGCTTTCTGGCGTTACTGTAGACGAGCGCCCTATCAAGTATGATCTTTATGGCAGCAAAGTTTTCTGTGATGCGGTAGCAACTGACACGGTTATTGCCGACTATGTATTTAGGGCTGATGAGTCTACTTGGCCTCCATATTTTGTAACGGCTGTTGAATATATGATGGCTGGTGTTCTGGCTGTATCTGTTGCTCGGGATGCAACCCTAGCCAGCTTGATGGATAACAAAGCCAACTTTCAAATGATCCAAGCTAGACGTTTACACTCACAACAACAGACAACCCGCAAACTGGATACATCGAGGTTTATTGCTGAAAGGCGTAGTTAATGCAGAAAGTAAGAGTTCCCATTAACAGCTTTCAGTTTGGTGAAGTAAGTGACTCCCTTACATCTAGGGTGGATACTGGTGTTTATGCTGCCTCTGCTCAACGCCTTGAGAATATGGTTGTTATGTCAGAGGGATCAGTTAAAAAACGCACTGGCATGAAGTTTATCTATGACTATGGAATTACTTTTAATGCCACATACCCAGAGCAATCGCACCTCTTTCCATTTATCTTTGATGAGAATGAAGAGTACATCATATCTATTGAGCATCAAAAGGTTAGATGTTTCCGCGTAGTTGATGATACTATAACTTTAGTTACCACGCTTACGGCAGATACAAGTGCGGCTGCTCTGCCTTTTGATCGTGAGTATCTAAGAGAATATACCACGGCTCAGTTTGGCGATGTAATGTTTATCTGCCATCCTTTGTTTGCGCCACGATTGCTTACTCGAACAAGCCTTGCTTCGTTTGAGATAAGCACCTTTTCATTTGATAAACGTGCAGACAACAGCATTACATTCCAACCTTACACCCAGTTTCAAGACCATGAAACAACTCTTGATCCATCTGCCACAACAGGGACTGGCATTACGCTTGTTACCAGCACTGATTATTGGGATACTACTGGGGTGCAGACTGGTGGAGATTATCTTGATTCTTTGCATGTTGGCGTGACAGTTCGTTATGGTGGCAATGAGATTACTATTACAAGTGTACAGTCTGCGACTTCTGCAACGGGAGATGTTGTTGACGAACTCTCAATAAGATTAGCTATTCTTAATCCATTTAGAACAACTAACGGTAGCGCAACTGTTGAAGTAACAATGATTAATCATGGTTTTGCTGGCGGTGAAGCTATTACAATTTCTGGTGCATCTGCGGTTGGTGGTATTAATGTTGGCAACTTGGATGGTGCTCGGACTGTAAGTGGTATTATTGATGAGAATATATTTACCTTTACGGCTGGTGGTTCTGCTTCAAGTGCTGAAGATGGTGGCGGTCAGGTAACAATAGCCACTCATGCAGCAAGCCGTTTCTGGGATGAGCAGTGCTTCTCAGCTAAAAGGGGATACCCTGCGGCAGTTGAGTTTCATGAAAACAGGTTGGTTTTTGCTGGTACAATTGCAGAGCCTGATGGAATATTTATGAGTAAGATTGGTCAGTTCTTTAACTTTGATGTTGGGGATGCAGCTGATGATGATGCTATACAGATCAATGCTTCTATAGGTGATATTAATGAAATCAGATATTTGATTTCTAACCGTGATCTTCAGATATTTACTGCATCAAGTGAACTCTATGTTCCTACTTACTTGAACCAAGCCATAACGCCGACCAATGCTCAGATAAGACAGCAGACACCATACGGCATAGAGTTTATTGAACCGATGTCGATTGATGGTGCGACTATCTTTGCGCAAAGAAACGGTAAGATAATCAGAGAGTATATCTATTCTGATGCTGAGAATGCTTATGTGGCCCCAGCTATTTCTACAATAGCTTCTCATTTGATTGACAGTCCTAAGTATATGGCGGTTGTTCATAGCGGCTTTGGGTTGCCTGAGTCCTATGCCGCGTTTACGTCTAACAATGGCGATCTTGTTTTGTTTTCTTCAAACAGAGCAGAGAAGAGAGCATCATGGACTAGGGTTACAACAAATGGAAACTTTGGCTCAGTCTGTGCAATTGAAGACAGATTGTTTGCCAATGCTTATGACAAAGATGGAAACTTGCAGCTATGCGAGTTTACTGGTGATGTTGGCTTGGATTTCTATGTCTATGGTGCGATCTCTAGCAACCTTGTTGATGTAAGCTCTGTTTACTCAAATGGTGACGTAGTAGATGTTGTTGTTACAGATGGGACTGATCTTTCCCATATTGGGAGTTTTACAGTAAACGCCAGCAATCAGGTTGACCTTACGGTAGTTGCTGGCTTGGGCTTTACTCATGCTTACGTTGGAAGAAAGTTTACTTCTAAGATTGTGAGCAATCCAATTGATGCTGCAATAGGCAATGGCCCTGCAACTGGTAGTATTCGTGGCATTACGAATGTGGTCTTGGATTTGAAAGATACCAGATCGGTTTCGGTGAATGGCACTAACTTGGTGACTGAGAGTAAGTTTACTGGCAAGAAAGAGTTTCGCGTTTTAGGTTATAGCCGTGATCCCAAGGTAACGATTGAGCAGAATGATCCGTTATCTTTGCAGGTCAATGGCCTTACAGTGGAGTTGATAGTCTAATGGCTTTAGAAACAATATTGTTAGTAAGCACTATTGTAAGTGCTGGTGGGATGGTCTTAGGCGGCATTGGTGCAAAGCAAGAAGCTGACTTAACTGCTTTTAATATAGAAACACAAAAGCGGGAAAACAAAGTTCTTGCTATGCAGCAAGCAAGAGCGAGAAGAGAAGAATACGATTTGGCTACAGCTTCTAATGTTGCTGCCTTTGCTGCTGCTGGTCGTGATGTTGGAACTGACCGTAGTGTTCAAGCATTCTTGGAAAAACAAAAAGAAATTATTGCTCAAGACCTTGGTCGCATAGATCAACAGGCGCAGTTTGAGGGTTCTCGTATAAACTTGGCAGCTATGACTGAAAGACGTCGTGGTCGTAATGCTCTTTATGCTTCTTTGTTTAGTGCTGTTGGGACTGCGGGCGAAGGTTTGTACAGGGCAAAGCAAGTAAGGACTGACTAATGGCTGTAATAAGACAAAGAACAGAAATCTTTAATAAGCCTGTTGGTGTTGTCCGAGCAGATGCTGGGGCTGCGTCAGTCGCTCAGTCTATAAGTAGAGCGGCTGAAAACATAGCAGCCCTTGCTTACAGAGATGCTGCAATAAGTGCAGAAGAAACTGGAAAAAAAGCAGCTCTAGCTCAGCCTTCTGATAGAATCAGCACAATTGATCCCGATACAAATATGCCTGTAGCATATAGTCCACCTTCATCATATGGAACTATAGCTGCAAGATCATATCAGAATATGATTGATCGCAGATTTGAAGAGTCAATTCTAAAAGAATTAGAGAATAAAGGCTCTGAGTTTGCAAAGAAGTCTGCTTCGGCAGCTCAATATAAAGACAGTATGTCTAATTATGTACAAGAAATGTACAATGCTGAAGGCGAGGCTACAGCTTACAGTCGATATATCCAAGAAGCTGGTAAAGAATATATTGCAAGTACATATGCAACTCTAGCAAAGAAAGAAGCTGAAGCTGCAAAGGCTGCTTTAATTAGACAGCAGTTAATGGATGGTTACAAAGACAAAAGAAAACTTGCACAACTTATTTCTATTGGAGGTTCTAACGAAGAAATTGCTGATCTATCTGCCTCTCTTCGTGCAAGAAATTTAGACTTATTAAATGTTGATGGTGTAACATTTAAGCAATGGGTTTCTGAGAATGAAGCTATTGATGGGCTTCAAGCACTTCATGCAAATAACGATCTTGTAAGAATATACTCAAGACTTTCCCCATCAGATCAATCGTTGTTGAAACTTTCTCTTACAAATCCCTCTGTTATTAGCAAACTTTCTATAGCGAGTGATGTTCAAAACATAGAAAATTTACAAGGCTTAATACTTAAAGCAAAAACATCAACAAGTGTTACAAGTTTAATTGCTGCGTTTGATTCTTTTGCAGCAATTAGTGAAGAGTATGTAGAGTCAGAGGCTAATAGATTAATCTCTGAGCATTCTCCAACTATAAGTGCATCAAGTACAATTCAAGACATAGCAAGTATTGTTGCACCAATCGAAGACAAAAATGTTCAGTTAGAAGTTGGCAATGAACTTATTACTACATGGATAATGAAGAACCTAGATGTTGCCGGTAAAACTTCTGATGATATAGATATGCTTTCTGAAGCACTGATGGATGAAGCAAATCCAAACTACACTATAATACAAGCTCTTATTGGTGGTAATCAAGGTAAGCAAATAGTTCGTGAATTGCAAAACATGTCGCAGGAACAACGCTCTACTCTTGCAACCAATCTTAGTGACAGACGCGCGGCTTTAAATAGAATTGAAAGTGCTCGTGATGCAAGGCTAGAGGATCGCTTTAGAAGCAATATTATTAGCTTACAAGATGCTGATAACTACTTAGATATATATGCTGATTTAAAAACAAGAGTACCCAAAAGCGGCTTAAACGCAACTGCTAAGTCAACATTATTAACTTTGCTTGATGAAAACTTTTCTGAAAGATCAAGAATAGAATCAGACAGAATAGGATTATCAACAGTTGAACTTGAAGAGTTGAGCGATGCTATAACTCAACCATCAACAACTTTAACTGGCAATGCTCTTGAGGCATGGAAACTATTGCGACCTGCGTACGAGTTAAACCCTTCAAGAATATCAAGCTATGTTTCAAACAGATTAAGAGCTTCTACTAATCAAAACACTAAAGAACTTAATAGGATTAGAATAAATGCAATTGAAGATGATTTGTCGTCTGTAAGTGAGGACGAATTAGCATTTTATGAAAAGGAAGTCTTAGGCGATATAGTAATAACAGCTGAGAACATGTTTGAATATGAAGCTATTAAAAATGCTGCTAGTCAAGGTGTAATTTTACCTAAAATGAAAACAGCTTTGGAGAGCGCAATCTTTTCAAACAGAGAGGAAAATTTAAATACTGGTCTTCAAACCTTTGAAAGGTTCTCCAACATTGAAACAGTTACTACTGATGGTAGAATTGGTTCTTTAGATATAATGCGCAAGTCTCTTAGCCCTGAGATTTATGCTTTGTACTCAGCAATAACTCAAACAGCTAGAGCAGAAGGTGTTGAACCATTATCTGTAGCACTTGATTTTAGAAACTATGATGGAAACATTGATGACGATATTAAAGCAGATTTAAAAATACCAAACGCTCAAAGCATTAATAGGGTGCTGGATGAATATCCAATGAGCAACAACTATAAAAAAGAAATACTAGCAATGCTAAGAATGCAAAAGGCTAGGGGTAGGGTTATTACTGAGGATTCACTGTCTTCTATTATTGATGGGTACACTTCCAACATGGCAAAAGACCCTGCTGTTTTTGGGCCATACATTGGCGACTCGACTGAGTTTCCTAGAAATGCGTTTTTTAGCGACACCGAGATTACTTCTAATAGAAGTGCAATGACAGATTTAATGGCTGATTCTGGTCAGTTTAATGATCTACTTAAAGGCGGTACTTTTCTTGATCAACAAGCAGCGACTATAGCTGCAATGATTGGTGGAGACATATTAACGACAAGCAGAGCTATTGTTGAGCAGTTTACAACTGGTGTTGGCGCTAGTGAAAAGCTCTCTGATAGAGAAAGATTGAAAAGAGGGCTTGCTGCTTTAAACATTGAGTTGGCCTATAAGCCTGATGTTGCATCAATATATGCTGGTGAGCCAAGGTATTATGTAGGGTATGTTAATGATTATGGCTCATTTGAGCCAATCATTATTAATGACAAACCTTACATGTTGGAAAAGCTAAATACCTTATCTTCGAATCAGGGTGAGTTAAGATTACAAGCTCTTAACAATTTAACAGTTGCTCTTAAGGGAAATGCTCCAAAAGAGTTTAAGGCTATCGCTCAAATAAACTACTTAGCAACTCTGGATCATATGAACTATGATAAGTTTACTTCTGATGAGGCTGGGTTAAGAAAGTTTTCTGAAATCTTTGGCAATGATACAAGAGCAATAGAGATATACGAAACTAAAAGAAGAGAATATAACGATCTTTCTGGCTCAAAGCCTTTGAGAATAAAAATTACAGAAGGTGTTGTAACGGAATGAAACTAACTATTCCAGACGCAGAGCCGTTTGCAATTGGCAGACAGCCAGTTCAATCTACTGTGCCTAGTATTGGGCAAACAGGCAATGCTCAGTATGGAAGGTTATTTAATCCGATAATCAATCAACTTAATTTTTATGGTGGTGCTTCTACTTATGATCCAGAGTCGATTGATCGTGTTGAGTCTATAATAGAAAGGCAGGGAATTACTGGTGATGACGCAAGGTATCTTAGAACTTTTGGCATTGGTTCTCAGGATAATTTCAATGCTGCACTAAAGTTTATTAAAAACAGGCAAGATAACTATAGTATTTTAAATCGGTCTACTGGTTTAAACTTGTTTCTTACTGACCCTAGTCTTCATGCTTCTGTAGTTATCCCTTATGCTGCTATTGGTTCTTCTAAATATATTGGTCAAGCATTTAACCAACTAAATTTTAATATCCCAGCTTTACGCACTCAGGCATTTAAGTCACCACTTAGGCAAGTTGTACGTGCAAGGCAGTTGATGAGAGGTAAAAA